AATTTAGCAGTTAAGTAAGGTATTAATACGATCTCTCCCAAACTACTTTTTACAAAATTTCTATACACATATTGAGTACCAAAATTTATAGTAATTTTTGTATTGTCAGGCAGTAATCCAGCTTCTACTAAATTAATTACACCGTTGTCTAATACATTTATGGTATAATAATTTTTAGTGACATCTGTATAAGTTGTATATTCAAACGGATCAACATCATATTCACTACCATAGAAACCATATTTGGCTCCTAAGGTCCCTGCAGGATTTCCATAAAATAATAAAGTTTTGTTTATATAATTTCCGATACCACCAATATCATTTAAAATCTTACCTTGAACATCTTCATATTTGAGAGTTGTTACAAGATCAATATTTAAATTTCCGGGAAAATTCCATTCATCTTGTGCGTTACTTAAAGGAACTGTGAACGTTACTAACCCTGTTGATGCACCATTATTGGCAACTCCATACACTTCACGTGTACTAAAATTAGGTCTTGTTACTTCTACTCCGTTGATTCCAACATTAGTTTGTATATAAAACTTTGAATTTTGATTCACTGCAAAAACATAAGTACCTCCACGCACCAAAGTGATTTGCGGATTAGATTGGTCAATGTTAAATTCTTCAGTATCAAAGAAATATTGAGATGGCTCCGATGTTACTGTATATGTTAAATTTTTATACAATTGGTCTTGTGTAATAATAACAGAATCAGGACCAAATGGTAACCAATAATATTGGCTATAGTTAATTATTTTATCTAAATCAACAAAACTATCCCATGAATAAAATTGATTTTGTAATGAATCACTAATGTTCTCACCCAGACTACCTTGTAGTGTTAAACTGTCTAATAATCCTTGATACGTCAATATATCTTTAGCAATACTAGTGTCTGTTTTTTTAAAAACTATACTAGGTTCTAATTGATAATTTGTTCGGGATTTACTTGGTTCCTCTAGATATTTGTCTGTGGTATTAACACCATAACCAAACTTACTACCAATATAACCTTGTATTCTTTTAAAATCTGGTTGTTGTGTTAATTGATCCAGCGTAGCCTGTAAAAACTGACTATTAGTTTTTGTTTTAAAAATTTCCGGTAAGAAATCAATTGTTCTAACTTTTGTTACCATTATTATTACCTATATTAACCTGCTTTTAATTCACTTGGGGTAAGTGCTGTTATTACTACAATATCTGTTGCCTGTGCGCCATTTACGAATATTTCATAAGGGGCACTTTTGATTTCATATAAATCACCAAATGTAAGTAATGGGCTAGTTGGAACTAGAACCACAGAACTTATTATATCTCCTAATTGAGAATGCAAATATGAACTTAATTCACTAAAATAAAATGTGTCTCCAAACGTCCAGTTGTCAATACTAAAATAAGTGTTTAATTCTGTAAGAACATTTGTACGAATTTCACTATCACTTATCGTTGTCAACGGTGATTTAATAACTTTAATTGTGCCTCTTAATTCAGGTGCTGCTTTTGCACCAAATAATGGTTTAAATCTAGCACTGTTAACAACCACCGCATCTGATAACATTTTATATTCATAAATGTTACTATAAGTTTGTGTCAATTCATTAATTGTTGGTCTTTCTGGTTCGATGATTGTATCTGTTGTATCACGTAACCAATTTTGATATGCAGTATAATAACTTTGTGTTAATAAGTACAAATCAATAATATTTGTTGTTGCCGGATCAATTCGTGTTGTGTCACCCGAAATATGTTTATATTGGAAATATAAACCTTGACGACCTGTCTTTTGACTGTAATCTGTAGCTGGTACCAAATTAACAATATTAGCACTAGTTGTATCACTTACTGATTGATAAAATTTACCTTCTACAACTGCATAAAATACTTGTCCTACTGGGAATTCATATTTGACAATTGCGATTTCTGATTCTGATGCATAAGCATATACAATGTTACTAGTAGGAATCATTTCAACACGTGATAACAAATTTGCATCAATTATTGTTTGAAAAAAGCAATATTTGTCGTAATTACCTGTTCCAGGTAAGTAACCTGTTATAGCAACAAAGAAATCTGGATTTTTATATGATCCAACACTTGTTAAATCAAAATTACTTAATTCAACACCAAAATCATTTATATATCCGTCTGATTCAATTTGTTGACCAAAAACATTTAATTTAATGTCTCCTGATAAAGGATAGTTATTAGTTGGTTGTGAGTTAGCTTTTAAAACAGTAACAGTATCCTGTAGTAATTTTCCACTTAGTGGATCATATATTATTTTATCTCTGTCATATGTAAATCGTACATCATTGACACTAGCGAAATAATAACCTATAGATTTGTAAGTTACCAAATATCTAGTAGAACCCAAACTTTCAAATTTTACCAAATATTCAGTATTATTAAATGTGCTAGTAGACCAGCGTTCTTGATTTGCTAACAAAGAATTATCATAAATCAATGAAAAACTTTGTCCTAATCTAATTTTTGTAATACATTCTTGTGTTAAAGTTGTACCTAAAACATTAGTTAAACTAGGAATAATTACAGATAAAACTGCCCCGTCAGGTATGCTATTAGATAAATTAATAGGTCCCAGTCCATTGTTAAGATTACCTTCGCCATTATTATATCCATCACCTATGACGCTTAACACGCTAGTCCAAATAGATGTAACATCACTCGGAGATGCTAATCCTGCAACTAATTTATTGTCAGTACCAAAATAATATCCAGAAGGGGCTACAAAACCTAATAGTGCGCCTTGAGAAATATATTTTACATTTCCTTGTGCATAGACACCAACTGATATAGGCAATCCATTACTATAGAAATATCCATTACTTTCTCCTGAAAGATTGAAAGTTTGATTCCAAGAAACAATGTCTCCGCTCATTATATATCGGGTGTAAAATTGAGTATAGTATTGATAAACGCGGTTGCCGCCTAATACATCAGGTAAATATTCTGATAGAAAATTTGTAATATCATTTGTTGTTGATGCTGTAAAATTAGTAAAACCATCGTTGGTTACTTCATATAGTCCACCATCATCTGCAAAATCATTTGTACTAGAATATTTTGCACTTGGGTCTAACAAATCAAAATTTCTAGATACACCTACACTACTACGATTAATGGCTTTGCTTTTGATAATTGAACTATAAAGAGTATATGGAAAATTATTATAATCTTCGCCATTAACCATACGATTTTGTGTATAATAGCGTTGTGGAGCACGTTCTTTTATTTCAGGTAATGTTTCACGTTGTTGAGCAGTACTAACAGGTAGTTGTAAACTAATTGTTGCTGTCAATGTTTCTGTTCTATTGCTACGACTTATGTAAGGAATAGAAAGAGTTATACTTTGAAATTCAGACGGATCGATGACATAATTTAAACCATTACTAGAACGTAATAATGCAGTAAATGTCCCTACCGGAACTTCACTAAACACACCGTCACCAAACACATAGGTTACTTGATCATTTGTTCGTGAATTTACACTATATACTTTTTTACCGCTAGTTAATTTTTGCAAACTAGCATTTGCATAAACACTTTCTACTTGTGTCCATAATGTGAGTTCGGTACCTGCTTGATCACTTTGATACAACCAAGTATCAGTGTTATTAATACCTTCAATGTTTACATCAACACTATTATTTGTAATTTGTTCTGGTAAATTAAAAGTATATGAAGTTAATGATCCTTGTTTAAAGTAAATGAAGAATCCTGTATTTGCGCTACCGTAACCTAGTTTATCATTCCTATATAGAATATTAAATAAACTAGTGTTGCCCGGTGGTACTTCGTACATGTCATCACTGTCAACACTGGTTACACTTACACCCTCAAATCCCATTGATATTCCATCTACTGTTGCCCCGAATGGAATTACAGGGGTAGCCCCGTTTGGTAAAAATATACTATACTCATCCGTTTTGATGTTTAAAATTGATTTACTATTTCCAGGTTTTCCAACTTTTTGAGTATCAATTAACGCGGAATTTATTATAGAATTAAATTGTTCTTGCCAATTTGGATTAGATGGATCATTCCAAAGTATAGTTAAATTACTTAGATTTAAATTATTAATATCACGGATTTGTTCTGATGTTGATACTGATACAATTTTTGCGTAACCTTGACCTGCAATATTTCTTTTTGGAGTATAGCTCACTAGGTTAGCTAGTTTGATTACACTGTCTCTACGTTCCGCAGTGTCAATAAAATTTTCGCGGGTATTTAAATCATTACGGAAACTTAATGCTTGGCCCATATAGGCCATAACGTCTAGCAACGCAATATATTCGCTAGATTCTATATAGTCATTAAACGTTTCAGGGTAATAAGTTCGGAGATAATCTACAAAAGTTTTACGTAAGGTATCATAGTCATAGCTCTGAAAATCAGCTTGACTATAATTTTTGTAGATTGATTTCCAATCGTTTACACCAAATATACTTGATTGTCTTGAACTTGTGGCCATACTATAATCTCTTTATAGTATTTATCTATTTGAAAAACACCTAAATTTAGGCACTATATGCTTGGGTCGTGTTTTGATCGAATCTAATAGCTAATTGCTCTACATCATTGAAGGGAGAAATAGCAAACTCAACTTCAACCAGTATACCATTGTCTTGTGGATAAGAAACCACACTGTTTAGAGTTAACCTAGGATCTTGGCCTGCTATCCTTCGTATTTCATTTTCAATTTGGATTTGAACATCTACTGTATTAGGTTCAAACACAAAACTCCATAACGTAGTGCCGTATTCAGGTTTACCGGGCTTTTGTCCCTGGGGAATGTTCAATGCATTGATTAAATCTTGCACTACTAAATCTCTATCGACTGTTCTAAATTTTTTAGTTGGTCTTATTGAATTAGTGACCGATCCGGAACCACCATCACCACTATCAATAAATGATGTTTTACGAACTTGATCTATTTTTTGAGTGTTAAATCCTATAAAAGTAGCCATTTTTATATCCTATACCATATTTATGATGTGCTTGCCTTAAACATCTCTTTGCGAACTTCTTCAATTCTTTGTAAACATTTTTTATAATCAGCTTCTGCGGCTTGTGCTTCAGGAGAACTGTCACCATATATTTTCTTTGCATCGTAGTATTTTTTACGCAATACCCATTTATCATCATCTAATTTTGTTAGCTCAGCCTTTAATGTATCATATTTTTTACCACCTTCTGCTGATTGTTCCTTAGGGGTAGTAGATGTTGCATCAAACGCTAGAGGAGGAATGCCCTTGTCCCCTAACAATTTAGTACTTTGAGCCGATAGTGCTCCGGAATTAAAACTATTTTTTATAGCTGAAGCAATTTTTATATTGACCGGACCTCCTGTACCTAAAGTACTTGCGAGTGTTTTATCTAATGCCTTATCTCCTGCATCAGATATAACACCGGTTAATTTCTGCGGAATATTTGGTTTTAACGATTTAAATTTACTTACTGCTTTATTGAAAAGTCCGGCGACAGATCCCTTTAAACTAAAGTTTGATTTAGATTTATTTCCTGTCTTAAATGAATCTGCCATAGCTGTTGCATTATTTCCACTTGCAATAGCATTAGACGGTTTTATAGCATATGGACTAATTACTCCGCTTAAACTACTTGCACTAACATTAGTAACACTATTAACAGTAGGACTAGTAATTGGGGCATCAACTGAGATTGCTGAAGATGCAGATGTTTTTACATAGTCTACAGTTGAAGCAACTCCGGCAGAAACTGCACTTAATATAACCCCACCTGTTTGTGTTGGGCTTTCATTGCCTGTAATGATACCAGCATCAATCATCGATTTCTCACCCTGACTAATTAAATTGACCGCGGCATTAGATTGTGCTTGTTTGCTATTTAGGAAAGATTGAGTTGATGTAATACCATCTTTACCGGTCCAGCAGTTATCGGGCATAGCTTCATCTAATGTTTTACCTTCATTTATTAATTTATTAATTGCAACATCTGTTCCTGGTTTTAAATAACCAGTTGCAACCAATTGACTTGGATTTAATCCATATGGAGATAGGCTAGCCATTTTACCATTTGCACCCGATACAACACCTGCATTAGTTGCGATAGCATCTTTTGCAGGACCATTGCCGGCATTTACTGCAAGTTGACTAGCTAATGCAACAGTTGATCCTTGATCTAAATTATTGCTTGCATTACTAACTTGCGGGACAGTTGCGGTTACAGAAGGTGTTGTTGTTGTTACTGATGCATTTTGTGTTGATTGATTTACTGATTCAAGACTAGGAGAAGGTGCTGCAGGTAAATTAGCACCTGCATCTAAATTTGTTTTAACATTTACTCCTTTGTTTGCATCTTCCCAAGGAGAATGAGTAGGGGCACGACTTACAATACTTTGTAATTTATCAGGAGTTGATACATATCCCTTTGATGAATCGTACAAAGTATCATAATGGGCAGTTATTGGTAATTGTTTCACTTCTTCTGGGTTCAATGAACCTGAACCTGAATTCAACATTATATTAGGCCCGCCGTTTATATAATTGGTACCACCGCTTTTTAAACTGCTTTCACCTTTACTTTCAAAACTCATTTTACTATTAACTTTAAGAGTATGATTGCCTTTAGTATACTGTTCGAAAGTAGTTCCTGTATATTGAGTAGTTGAGTCAATGCTTTGTGTTTTTAATGTTTTTGCGGATATACTTAATTGATTGGCTGCATTAATATTGATATTATTATCTGCGTGTAAATTCAAATCACCTTGTGTTCTTATATTGACACTATTAGTAGCGTACATGTCAATCGTACCTTCTTTGCCCAACTCAATATAACTTTGTCCGTTTGAATGAATGATGAATAATGTTTGTGCAGTGTCACTCATTAATATCATATGACCAGTGCTTGTTCTAAATCTCAATAATTGGTCTTTTCCAAGTAGGTCGCCGTCATCCATTACGATACTATGCCCACCTAATCTACCAGTTACCTGAAAATTCTCAGCAGGCGTAGATGTGTTTTTAATTGCTTCTTCAATTGGTGGTTGACCTTCTCCTCCGTAACCTCCCTTATAGATAGGTCTGCCGGGAGTACTCATACCAAACACTCTACTTGGGCTTTCACGTGTACTGCTACTAGATATTACGCCTCTTGCAGGGTCTCTGATTAACCCCTGTTTATTTAAAATTGCTGCCTGATAACTATGAATTGGTCTAGGTTCCGTGTTTGGTGTTGAGCTATTATCTTGACCCTTATTTACATCATTATATTCTGTCACTGGCAACACTGATGCCCCACCATAACCTTCAGCTTCACCTGCGTTTGGAATCACAGCTTTAGCACTACCTATAGCAGGAACCATATGTGTCAATGATATAGGCGGTATATTACCAACATAATATCCTAGACTAGGATCACCGTTGATGAAAACACAAATAACTTCTGTTCCAATATCAGGTGGGGTAGCCCAAAAACCATAACTATTGCGGTTGCCTGTGAAAGTGCCGTCGCTATTGGGGCTACCTGTATTAGGTGTATACCCAAAGAAAGGACTAGAATAGCGAACAGTAGTCCAATTGTCAGGATCATTTTCATCGTATTCATTTAACCTTTTTAAATAAACTTGAATTTTTCCTGATCTTAAATTATCTATGTTATTCTTTACAATACCTATTATAGGATGAGGATATAATATAGCACTGCCACGATCATCGCGGTAGTTGCTTAATGTACCCCGTTGTTTAATGATATTTTCATTACTCATATAATATTATTTTCCTTCAAGCCGGCCAGTCGCACTGCGGCTAGGTTTGGCAGAATCTTTTTTGTTGACGGCAGCAAGTTTTTTTCTATATTCTTCCAATTGAAAATTATTTACTTTGTCTAAATTTCTAATTTTTACTGGTGCATTATCATCATTAACTGTTTGTGTAAATCTTGGTTTATAGTTTTTCATTCCGGCCGCACTACTTGAAGTAGTTGATGGTGGTTTACTAGGTAGTTTAGGCTTAGAAACAATGTTTGGTTTAGTTTTATTTGCATTTTGTCTTAATAGTCTGTTAACTTCAGCTTGAGATTGATTCTCATCTGCACGTAATCCACCACCACCTCCTGCACCTTTTGGTTGGTCTATAAATGATGGTATTACTGATTTTAATTCTTGCTTAAAAACACCACCTGAAAATCTACTTGTAACTTGGGTTAACATGTAAACCATTCTTCCATTTGTTCTTCGTTGGATCTCTGAGTCTTGTGGGTATGTCCAAAATACCACATTATCTTGTGGCTCTAAAATTCCCCAGTATGTATCATAATCTTTTACTTGTTTAAATCCTATCTCTATGAAAACTTCACCACTATTTGGATTAATTGTAAAATCAGGACCATAAAATAATTTAAACATATTTGCCGCGTCGCCGGCTTGACCAGGCATTAGATAATCCGGATCACCTAAAATAGTTATTGTTGCATTTAATAAATCTGTAGGACTATACAAATAACTTTTAAGACTATTAACTAATTCATTTGTGCCTGGCAATTTGTTTGTAGAATCACCATTTTGCCCTGGTTCTCTACTATTACGTACAGAATCATTGGAATTAGTAGCATTTGGGGCAGAACTAGCTAAAGACCCTATGTTATAATATGCTAAATTAAAAGTTGCATTGAAATCTATAATCTCAGTATTATTACCTGAATAGTAATATTCATAAATTTTATGAGGGCCGTGATATTTCAAAGTTTTATTTAAGTATAATGTTTGAACATGAGGGATTCTATACTTTATGACATTGTAAGTGATTTCGTGTGCATATTGATTTCTTGCTTTATCATATCCAATGATTTTAACCATGGGTCTTGTGGTGTACCAATATAAATCTAACTGTTCAGACGTAGTTTGCACTGACGAATCATTTGGTTGTTTCTTTTGAAGTTCTTCTTTTTCAAGTTTGTTTAGTGAATTTTTTATGAATGTACTCTGAGTTATGATAGCTTCAATTGCAGTTAATACTGATGAGCCTTCAGCAATCTTAATTATTCTTTGATCTTTTGTAACTGATTGGGTACTTATTTGAGCAGTTCGTTCATTAACTTGACTAGCGTAACTAATTCCAGTAGACGATGGAGTATACGTTTTTACATAGTAATCTTGATCAACAATCAATGCATCTGCAATACCCGATTGGTCTTCAAACATAACTTTATATACATCAGCTATTTCTTGCGGAGCTGACGATTTAGGATCTTTTGGTGCTATTGTTAAATCTTTTTGTTGTTTATTAACTTTATCCAGAAGAGAATTTATAGCATTACTAACTGTGTCTGACACGATTTCAAATCCAGTTTTAATAACTCCCTTTTCAGATCCATACCCGATATTTTCATTTAGCATTTTTGCCTCAATATCATATACAGTAACCTTACCATCTAATTTAAAAGTAAGTTTACTGAAAATAATAGGGAAGGCTCTTTCAAAATTTGAATTACTATCAGTTTTAGTAGAGCTATTAGAATTAGGATCAGATAAATTTTTGACTAATTTACCTTTTTCGTCATATCCATAAAATCTTATTACTAATAAAAAAGGACATTGTAATGCTTGTATTTGTTGTTTAATATCACTTTTTATATTTGTTCGTTCTTGTATTTTTACTTGTGCGTTAACTAGTCTAGATAAAAATGAAACTCCAGTTGGTTCATAAATTTTAAATTTAAAACCACTTTGGTTTCCTGCAAATCGTGTAGCTTTAGCATTAGTAAGTGTAATTATTTCAAGATCATCTATGGTAAAATCTAAATCAAAAAATTCATTTCTAGCACCATCTAATTTTGAATTAATACCACCACTTTGCATTAAAAGAGATAAATCTTTTGTGAGCCATTTTCCATTAACATTCCAGTTATTATATGCTTCCGGTGTTATCCCATACAAACTTATGTTATAAGTATAACTGCTAAAAGCACTTAAAGGATTAGATGGACGTACAGGTGTTAATCTGTCACCTTTATCTCCAACTCCTTTTACTTCAACTGCTCGCCCTTTATAAACATCTTCATCATTTTGTGCAATTGGGGTGAGATTACCTTCGTTAGATTCAGCAGTTCCTGTAACAGCAGGAGTTGCATTATTATCTTGTACTTTATTTTCTGCAGGTTTAGTTTCTTCAGGATTTTCAGTGGGCGTTTTATTTTCTGTAGATTGATTAGGTTGACCCAATTCTGCTTCTAACTTTGCAATAGATGAATTATTTTTATCGATGGCAGCTTGTTGTGATTGTATGCTCTCTGCCATATTCTTAAGATAAGTATTTTTAATTGGGTCAGACAATGTACTAGGAATTTCAGAAGTCTGTAAAAAATAAGTCCTAGAATCAGCAACAGTTATGCTTCCTATTTCTGCAACTGGCCCTTTTCTTATCTCTAACTCTTTTTGCTTTTTTTCAGTATTACTAAGAGTAGAATCATTTCTTATTGCTGTTATTTGACCTACATAGAGATCAAGTTGAGTATTTCCGTTTTTAACAGCTTGTTTAAATGCATCATAATATTGAATAGATAGTTTTTTAGCTTCTTCTGCTTTTGCAACAGAAGCATCAAACTCGGCTTGATTTGTAACTGCCATTTTATAATCCTAACGCTGTTTGTAATGTTGCAGCTTGTGGTATGTAAATATTTTTACCTACTACAAAATCAAACAACGGATCGGCCAAAGTATTAGGATTTCTTTGTGCAAATACCCACCATAGTTTACTATCATCATACAAATCATACGCTAACAAATCAGGTCTTAAATGATATGTTTGAGTGATAGTCCAATATTGATCTAAGGTGTTTACCGGTATAGGTCTATTTGTCATGTTGTCAAGAAATTGTTGTTCGTAAATGCCTGTTAAATAGTAAGGACTTGTTTGTGGGTAACTCATTACCAAAAACCTTTCTTAAATAGTTCGCCAGTAGCATATTTTTCCACTGAAAATACATTTGTTGTATTTTTTCTAGTTACTATTGGATATGCTCCTATTTGTAATTGTATCTTAGTAGGTACATAAGTAGCCTTTGAATTAGACAAATATTGAAAATCAGGGTCCTGTGATATATATCCTCCCTTTTTTAATTTACTTCCACGTAACCGATCTAGTGCAGGAAAATAAGATTTAGTAAATGCTTGTGGTTTTGGAGTATATGCACTTAAATTTACACCAGCAAACTGTGTTGTACTTCCAGCACGTATATAATCAACATCATTAGGTAAAGTATATGTAAAACTATTAATTAACAATGGGTGATCGCTAAATTGATATTGTCCTAAACCAGATAGAAAGCACAAAGGAGGAGGTGTTCCTGCTCTTGGGCTACTATCTTTTCCAAAAAACATTTTAGTTACTGATCTGAAAAAGTGCATTACTGCTAATAAATAATCTGCTTCGTTTGTGTCTTGTGCTGTAAAATCGCAAGTTATTACAACATCCTCAACACTACTGTTTTTATAAAAATATTGTTTATAATTATTATGTACTAAATCTATTGCTTCATAGTTTGCTTTATAACCCATTTGTATTTGAGGTGTGTATGGAAATATGACACCTTTAGTTACTTGTAACGGATATAAAACATCACCCAACTTGGCAGCATTATAAAGATAATCATAAGCGTCTGTTGCCAATTGTAATCTTACTCTCCAGTCATCTTGTTCTCTTGTATTATCTTGCGCTTGTTCAACAGCTTCTTTTCTAACTTGATCTACTGATCCAGCAGTGTTGTTTCCAGTAGTTACATTATTACCAGCTGAAGACACTGGATTGTTCGTGATTGCTTCACGAATAGCACTATTTGTATTATTGACATTATCTGCGGCAAGCACTTGTGGATCTTGAGGTTCAGGTTTTACTTGAGCCTTTGCGATAGATTGTTCCGGTGATAATAAAGTATCTTGATTTACACTTGGGTCGGTAGTTGTTATATCAACATTGGTTACTGTTTGAGCATTGACGGTGCTTGCAGTTATAGGTTCAGTTATTTCTCCGGTTTGTTGTTGAGTAACAGGAGTAAACCCCGAATCAATTTGATCTTGTGTTAATCCTTCTCCGGTCTTTTGTAGGTCAGCCCCAGGATTTCGTGCTTTTTCAGCTGCCGCTTTTTGTTCTGCCGCAAGTGCTGCTGCCTTTTCTTCTTGCTCTGCCTTTTCAGCAGCCTTGACTTGTACATCTCTCCATCTTAATGTCCAGTCATCAATTTTTGCCTGTAATGCAGTTTCTTGCGCTTGAAATTTTGTAACTTCTGATTCTATCAGTGCTATATCTTTAGGATTAGCATTTGGTCGAGCTTTAAGATCCGCAAGATAATTTTCAGCTTCCCACAAATTACTTTGGGTTTTTTTTAACTGTTGACCGAGTTCGTTACCTTCTCTATTAAGTTGATAAAGTGTAGCCATGTTATATCCCCGAGTCTTCTGTTAGTGTAGATTTTTGTCTGATTTCTGTTTGGTTATTTGCCATGGTTATTCCTATACTAAATATATTTATCGCATAAAAAAACCCCCATTTTTACCAATACTTGTTGCATTTCTGCAACTAAAGTGTTATAATTGACCCATCATAACTACGGAGATATATGAGTATAGCAGTCAAAAAACCAGTAAATTATCTTAACAACAAAGATATTTTAAAAGAGATTCACACAAGCAAAAATGCATTTTGTACATTCTTACATCCAGAGGATCATAGATACGATTTCATCGTTGACATGCCCCAAGAGTCAATAGAAAAGAGTTTAGAATATGCATTAAAGCCTGAAATTATTCAACAAGCACGTGAAACAAGAGCTACTAGACTTAGTTTAGAATCAGGAGATAAAAATAGTGTTGATCCATTAAGTATTCCAATTATTGATTTGGTGTTTCGTGTAATGACTTGGGATCATATTCCAGTTGCGCCCAAACAACCTAGAAAAGTTGACAAGAAGAAAACAGCCAAAGATATTTTTGAGTTTGAAGATGATTCAGACGAAATTTTTGCTGACTTAGAAGATCCTACTACTGCAAAGGAAATTGATGACATGGTTCATGTAAAAGTTAATTTTCCACCATTCCAACACTTTCAGTTAGATACCAATAATTCATTTAATTGTATCGGCAAAAGTCATTGGAAGGGTACACTGCAAGATGGTGAATTCAGTAAAGATCATGGAAATATTACAAATAAATTAGCACGTATGTATATTATGATGTGTGAAAAGTATGCTATGAAGTTTAATTGGCGTGGCTACACATACAATGATGAAATGCGTAACTCAGCTATTCTTCAACTCACATATGTTGGTTTAAGATTCAATGAAGCCAAAAGTGCAAACCCATTTGCTTATTACACAGCAGCCATTACAAATAGTTTCTGTCGTGTATTGAACACGGAAAAGCGAAATCAAAATATCCGTGATGACATTTTAGAAATTAATGGGTTGAATCCTAGCTGGACTCGTCAAGGATCTAGTTCAACAGTATACGAGGAATAAACTTAGTGATTGATATCAAATATTCAATAGACACTGCTGGATATGATGTTAATTCATTGGGTTATCGTTCGGTTGAGTTTAACCAAGTTGATTGGGCTAACAGTTATATTATTCAAGGGTGTAGCCAAGTATTCGGAGAAAGTACTATGGATAACAACAAAATTGTATCCTTTTACTTATCCGAATTATTAAATGCTCCAGTAATAAATTTAGGTGTTCCTGGGGCGGGAATGGATATTCAATATATTAACACACTTGATATATTAGAACAGAATATAAAACCTAAAGGAGTTTTCATTGTTTATCCTAATTTAGAACGATATACACTTTACTCAAATGACATTCCATCACACAAAGGTGGATGGTCAGAAGAAGAATTTTTAAAATGGATATCCGATGGCAACAGTAGAAAACATAATTTAAATTTAGTTAGAGGTTATCGTTTATTATGGAAACTATATAACATACCTTTATACGAATGGTCACATCTTCCAGAAAACAGTGATATTTGCAAAACTGATTTTGAATGGTATAGAGCTTCATACATGTCAGATAGGGCGCCCGACGGACATCACTGGGGACAAAAAACAATTCAGGGTGTGGCAGAAAAGTTATTTGAACTTACTACGGCAACCTAATAACTTGAAATACCAAACAATAAATGTTATTATTGATAGATGATTAATCTTTTTAAAAAAGCCGCAGTATTTACAGACATTCATTTTGGTTTAAAGAGCAACAGTTTACAACACAACCAAGATTGTATTAATTTCGTAGACTGGTTTATTGAGAAAGCAAAACAAGAGGGTTGTGAAACTTGTTTGTTCTTAGGTGATTATAATCATCACCGCGCTAGTATTAATATTCATACATTACAATTTGGATTACAAGCACTTGAGAAATTAAGTGCCGCATTTGATCGGGTATTTTTCATACCCGGTAACCACGACTTATATTATCGTGATAGACGAGATATTCACAGTGTTGAATGGGCTAAACATTTACCTAACATTACAATTGTTAACGATTGGTTCAATGAGGGCGATGTAGTTATTGCTCCATGGCTTGTGCAAGATGATTATAAAAAGATTCAAAAACTAAAGGGCAAGTATATGTTCGGACATTTTGAATTACCTAACTTTTTTATGAATGCTATGGTAGAGATGCCCGATCACGGGGAGATTAGTGCTGACCACTTTAATGGATTTGAAATGACATTCAGCGGTCACTTTCATAAACGACAAGCAAAGAAAAACATATGGTATATCGGTAATGCTTTCCCACATAACTATGCTGATGCAGGTGATGATGCTAGAGGCATGATGATATTAGAATGGGGAAGTGATCCTGTATTCCATAGTTGGCCAAATCAACCATTATTCAGAGTTTACAAACTCAGTGACATATTAGAAAATCCTAAGGGCTTGCTATTAACTGACAGTCATGTTAGAGTTCATCTTGACATTGATATCAGTTATGAAGAAGCAAACTTTATTCGGGAAACACTTATTCCAGAACATAAACTACGTGAAATGGCATTGATACCTATGAAGGTTGAACAAATAGAACAAACTGCTAACGGTGGCTTAAAGTTTGAAAGTGTTGACCAAATCGTCATTGACCAAATTAACAGTATTGAGTCAAATACGTTTGACAAAAAGATTTTACTAGAGATTTACAACAACTTATGATTTTATTGAAGAATATTACCCTACGTAATTTTTTGAGTATCGGACAAGTAACGCAAGCAGTTGACTTTAATCGACAAGACTTAACACTTATTCTGGGTGAGAACTTAGACTTAGGTGGTGATGGTGCTCGTAATGGTACAGGTAAAACGAGTCTTATTCAAGGCTTAAGTTATGCATTATTTGGTGTACCTATTAACTCAATCAGAAAAGATAATTTAGTTAATCGTACAAATGCCAAAGGCATGTTAGTTACACTTGAATTTAGTGTAGGTGGTATTGATTATAAGATTGAGCGTGGTCGTAAGCCAAACTTATTAAGATTTTATGTAAACAGTGATTTACAAAAAGGCACAGATGATGCACAGGGTGAGAACAAAGAAACACAAGCACAAATTGAAAAAGTATTGTGCATGTCCAGTAGCATGTTCCGCCATATCGTAGCATTGAATACATATTCAGAACCGTTTTTAGCATTAAAGAACAATGAACAACGTGAAATTATTGAGCAGTTGTTGGGTATTACTTTGTTATCAGAAAAAGCAGAGGTTATCAAAACTCTACTTAAAAATACAAAAGACGATATACAAGCAGAAGAATTTAAAGTCAAAGCCATTGAAGAAGCCAATAAACGAGTCAAAGAACAAATTGAAAGTTTTAAGCGTAGACAAGGTCTTTGGCAAAAGAAACATGAAAGTGATTTGGCTTATCTAGCATCTCAATATGAAGACCTTATAAAAATTGACATTGGAAAAGAATTACTAGCGCACAAAGAATTAGTTATTTGGAACGAAAAGAAAAAACAACAAGATACATACACTGCTTTATCGGCTAGACAAACTGCTTGGAAACAAAAACAAGATAAAGATTTGTATGACTTAGAAGATAGTGTTCTTAAGTTGAGCCACATTGATATTGTTCAAGAAATTTTAGCACATCGTGCTTTAGCCGAATATAATATAAAATCAAAAGAACTTATTGACCGAGACAAAGAAATTACTAGGTTAACAAAAGATTTAGACAAAGAGAAAAAATTAATAACTAAACTGACTACAGAGGTTGCTACATTACAAAATCATACATGTTATGCGTGTGGACAAGATTTCCATGATGAACAACATGCTACTGTGTTGGCTGATAAAGAACAATTATTAATTGAATCTACAGTTCATGCAAATATGTTAGAACGACAATTAAAAGAACAAACTGATAAAGTTATTGAGTTAGGTGATAAGCCCAAAACGCATTACAAAACAGAAGCTGAGGCAATTCGTCATGGCAGTGATGCAGAAAACATTCGTACAAAGATACTTGAAAAAGAAAAAGAGTCTGACCCCTATGCTGAACAACTCAAAGAGTTAACAGTAGTTACATTAGGTCCGATGCCAGTTACACATTATGACACTGAAACACAAGCAATTGAACATCGTAGTAAAGTGTCTGGGCTGTTACAACAGATTGAAACAAAGGCTGCTGAATCTGATCCGTATGCAGAACAAGTGACAGAAATGGAATCAAACGCATTGCAAGCAATTGACTTTGAAGCAATTAACAAACTAACTAAGACTATGGAACATCAGAAGTTCTTGTTAGATATTTTGACTAGTAAAGATAGTTTTGTTCGTAAGAAGATTATTGACCAGAACTTAAGTTACTTGAACGGTAGATTGACACATTACTTAGATAAGATTGGGTTACCTCATCAAGTTATTTTTAAAAATGATTTAGAAGTTGAAATTACAGAGTTGGGCCGCGAACTTGACTTTGACAATTTAAGTCGTGGTGAACGTAATAGATTGATTCTTGGATTAAGTTTTGCTTTCCGTGATGTATGGGAGAACTTATATTCACCTATTAATACGTTATTTATTGATGAATTAATTGATTCAGGATTAGACACAATGGGTGTTGAGAATGCTATTGCTATTCTTAAAGATATGTCACGTAAGCGACAGAAATCTATTTGGCTTGTTAGTCATAGAGAAGAATTAGCCGGTCGTGTTCCTAGCGTATTAAAAGTGGTAAAAGAAAATGGTTTTACTACATACAATACAGCAGTTGATATAGAATAATTCACAATGGTAAATTACAGATAAGTAACAGTATGTCAAGTCCACAAAAGAATAAAGGTTCAGGTTTTGAACGGGAAATTGCAAAATTTCTATCAGAATTGTACGGTGAAAGTTTCATTCGTGCTCCTGGATCCGGTGCATATGTGGGTGGCAAGAATCAAGCCAGAACTCAATTCTTACATGAGGGACAGATTCGTTCTTTTAAGGGCGATATTGTTCCGGGACAGAGTTTCAGCAAAATGAATGCAGAGTGTAAGTTCTATGCGGACTTTCCTTTTCACCTAATACTTACAGGTGAATGCAAACAACTTGATTCGTGGATTGGACAACTGTTAGATGTAGAAGATTCAAATGATTTAAATATTCTTTTTATGAAGTTTAATCGTAAGGGTCGTTATGTTGCTGTACAACCTAAATTTACATGGATTATGGATAATTACATATTTTATGGAAGTAAGAAGTATGGTGATTGGTATCTAACAGAGTTCGAAACCTTCTTCAAACAAAACAAAGACTTAGTAAAATTATACTCAGGTTTATCAACAGACACCACGTCAAAACCAAAAATAATAACTTTAGAAACAACATAATATAAAAATTCGTTGGCTGAGTTGTCAGTCCTCCTTGAGATTGTACAGATTGTGCTGTGCCGTTAGATTCTGGAGTATGTATGTTAGCAATAACATAGGAACACCGAGTAGGCAATCTTTCTAGGGAACCTACAATGAGTACATATCTAATTCTATCTTGCGGGTATGTAACATGCGTTGTCGAGGCGTCAGTTGAAATAAACTTGATAGTCTCACTACAGTCCCATAACAATTTACAGGACAACCGGTGACAGTTAATATCATAAAAACGGTGATTAACTGGGGAATAGATAGCTAAGGATGACGGGCATGGCAAATGACCTTAACCATTGGTAGTGCAAATTTGCACTACCATGGCTTCTAAGCGGCAATATATTCCTTAATAAACAAAATTAAAAATCTAGATAAGAATAAAAACAATACAATCCAGAACGAGCAATAGCGAGTTCTGAGATGAACGAAGTTCATCTATTAAATGAAAATAAGGTAATAACCCTAATTGTATGCAAATGAATAATAACGGATTAGAAGAATGGCATTCTACTAGTTTTTGTAGTTTCTAGATTTTCTTCAATAATTTTATTAATGGTTTTTCTTTCATCGGTACTCATGTTAAGTATATCAACATAACTAACTCCGCCCCTCATAAACCAAGACATTTTTAAACATCCTGCTTTAATATCTTTTACTTCCTCCTCTAAATTATCCAACCACTTCTTAACTGCTTCGGAGTTAAGTATAAGAAGTTTCATCCGAAAAAATCGGATACGTTCACATTGAAAGGTTGTTCGTATTCATGGCTACAATTGATGCATTTGAATTTTAATGGTTTTGTATCTGTTGATTTCTTTAATTCTAATGAGATATCTTTAATCTTTTCAAATGTTTTTACATCAACATTTTCTAAAAATTCTTTAATAAAATTCTTATCCAATACTATACCATTCGGTGAAGAAATATATTCTATTGTTTCAACAATGATATCCATTGTAACTTGGTTCATTTTTCTTAAAACTTCAGTTGATTTAGCATTTCTCTCATCACCGTCCGGCATGTCTTGTATAATGCGTAAAGCACGTTGAATTTCAAATTGGATGACACTGGTTTCATTAATTTGTTTATAATTTAATGGACAAAATTTCAATGAAAGTTGGTCTAGTTTTAGTGGGGTATTATACTCCCCTGGTTTATATTCATTTAATAATTGTGTTAAATTAATATCGTACTTATTAGGTTCTTCGCATGATGGACATACAGTATCAAATTCCATAGTAGATCCATTAGTAGCCATTTTGATTGCTAACAAAATAGGGTCTAGATCAATTTGTAAGATTTGCCATGGATCTTTTATTGATGGTACACAACTTTTGATGATTTCTATTACTGCTACCCCGTTAAATAATGCGTCCGGTGTACGTGCGGTAATCTCATCAATTGCAGTCATTGGAAATATAGCTAACTCACCGTTTTCAGGGAATTCTATGCTATTTTCAGGATAACCTTCCCCTTGACTAGGTAATTTAAGATATAAAGCTGGACGACGGAAATATTGTTGTAGTGGATTAGTTGACATTAAAACTCCTAAAATTGAATGACTAAATACATTGTAAATTATTTATTTCCCTAAACTATGGCTGATTCTTTTACCCCTGAACAAATAGAGAACATGAACAAGTTCTTTGAGTTAATAAACTCGTCCGTTGCACCTCTAACCGAAGCGCAAAAAGAAGAATTAGCATTAGCTAAAGCTGCCAAAGAAGCAGGAGATAGATTAAAGAAATTTGGTGAGCAATTAGGTAAAAGTGGTATAGACTTTACTAAAGCACTTATCAGCGGTACCGATGGATTTGGTAAATTTGGAGATTCAGTTACAAGTGCCACTGGTGCTATAGGTGACTTTGCCGGAACTTTTGGTAAGTTAGGATTTGTAGTAGGCGGAGTAATAAAAGTATTCGGGGATTTTGTAGATAGTGCGCTTAAACAAAATGATAATTTATTAAAAGGTTTCCGTGATTTAAGTGAATTAGGTAGTATAACTCAAGATGGTATAAAAGGTTTACAGGCTGACTTAAGTAGTATTGGTTTGATAAGTTCTGAGTATGAAAAATTAACAAGTTTTTTAAAACCAATCTCACAAGATTTAGTAAAATTTGGCGGCAGTGTAACATCTGGAAAAAATGCTTTATTAGATGTTGTTAGTAATTTTGTAGGTGAAGGTAATCAACTAGAATTATCGCTTACCCGTATTGGATATACTAGCGAAACTATACGTGAAGGTGTTGCAGACTATATCAGTATGCAAACTAGATTGGGTAAAGCTCAAGGAAAAACAACAGAACAGTTAACAAAAGAAAGTCAAAAATATCTTGTTGAGATGAGAGGGTTACAAGAACTTACTGGAATGACTCGTGACGAGCAACAAAAACTCAGAGATGCACAAATGGCAGATGCACGATATAGTCTACATTTGTCTACAATGAACAAAGATGAGGCAGCTAATCTTCAACAATATATGGTAGCTTATCAGGCAGCGTTTGGAGCAGAAGCTGCCGCAGGATTAAAAGATAGAATTGTAAATTTTGGTAGTATCACAACTGAAGCAGGCGCAGCCAGTTACCAACGTGGTAATAAAGAATATGAATTAGCAATGCGGGCTCAAAAAGAAGGAATGGCATTCTTTCAAGAAGGACTTGTTACTACTGCAAAAAATACTATGGCTAGTCTTGGGCCATTATCAACTACATTTAGATTATCAGAAGGACAACTTAAACAAATGGGTTTTAATGCTGAAATGGTTAATGCCGCACTTGCATTAACGAATACAGATCAAAAAGAATTTGACAAAAGAATGAAAGCAATAATAGAGACAATGGTTAAGCAAGAAGACCAAACAGAAACAAATTTAAAAAGTGAACAACAAAATAGAGCAAAAAATTTAATGTATGATGCATTATTAGCAGAAGCAGCTAAGGGATTGGTATCAGTATTTGGTTTATTAAACACTGTCGTAACTGCTCTTGCTAAAATGATGGCAAACTTTATTGATTTTATGTCAAGTAAAGGTATAATACCAGGACTTTCTCCTACTAATTTAAGTAAATTTTTTGAAGAATCCGCTTCTTCAAGTAGACCAGATAAATCTGGATTATCCCAACCAGAGCAAAATGTAAGTAAAGCAGCCGGAGAGTCATTGGCTCCGTCGATGGCAGGTCGAAATTCAGAGGATGTGTTAAGTAAATTAAACTTTGGTGGCAAACGTGCTGAAAGAACAGGCGGAGGTGAAGCTAGCCCGGCTCTTTTGGCAATGGCAGAAAAAATTCAAGATGAGTATCCTGACGCTATCTTTACTGCATTAAATGATCGATATCACCAAGACCGTAGAGACAAGAATTCAAAAAGTAAACATCTTGTAGGAAAGGCACTTGATTTTAGTTTAGGATACGATCCAACTAGTGAGGAAAGTGACCGTATTGCTAAACTATTAAGAATGACAGGTGCTAGTTACGTTAAAAATGAGTATAAAGAAAGATCAGGTGGTTGGACAGGTGGACACTTTCACGTTGAAGTTGCTAGACAAGGTGGATTGTTTAGTGGTAAAGATACTGGATATCCAGTTATGCTTCATGGTAAAAATGAAAGTGTGTGGCCTGAAAAAGAGCTAACAACTTTTATGAAAGATGTTCAAAAAACTAGTTTAAAAAAATACAAAGACGAATTAATGGATCAAATATCGCCAAGTGGTACAACTACTGATATATGGTCTAAATTGTCGGATGCATTTAATACATTTAGTAGCAAAAATAAAATTAAATCAAATAATTTGACTAATGAAAATTTTTCTGGTGAAGTCGGTAAACATGGTGGATTGTTTAGTGAAAAAGATGCCGGTTATCCGGTTATGCTTCATGGGAAAAATGAAAATGTAAAATTTGAAAAAGATTTAATCAATGTAATGAAAGATGTTCAGAAAACTAGTTTGGAACAATACAAGCAAGAACTAATGACTCAGACAGTACCCGGTGGTATAACGAGTGATACTGGATCTAAATTAACAGATGCGTTTAATATGTTTAGCAATAAATTGGATTCCTTAATAAGTGAGCAACGTAATAACAATAGTATTCAAGCTGAAATATTGACATACAGCCGTGCGTAAGTGATAAATATCTAACTATGTCATATAAAAAGCGTTTTTCCAATCTTACTGGTCAATTAAGTCCTATCTCCGGGTATAATAATAATACCGGTGCATGGAACGGACAAGCCGGTTTAAACACACAACCGACCGGTGGATATAATAATAACGAATTTGGTTACAAGAACTATCAAAGTCGTTTACCAGAAGTTTACACTGGTCATCCAAATCGTATTGAACGTTATAATCAATATGAAATGATGGATGTAGATGCTGAAATTAATGCATGTTTAGATATTATTGCTGAGTTCAGTACACAGAAAAATGACCAAAATAACACACCATTTGAAATTGAATTTCGTGACGAACCAACACCCCATGAAGTTGAATTGATTAAAAAGCAATTACAACAGTGGTGTAAGTTGAATGAATTAGACAGTAGAACATTTAAAATCTTCCGTAATACTATCAAGTATGGGGATCAAGTTTTTGTACGTGACCCTGAAAACTTCAAACTATATTGGGTTGACATGACCAAAGTTAGCAAAGTTATTGTTAACGAAAGTGAAGGTAAATTACCGGAACAATATGTTATCAAAGACATTAATCCTAACTTACAAAATTTAAGTATTGCTGAAAAAACAACTACAGACTTTGGAATGAACACTGCTACTGGCTTTGGTGGTACAGGCGGCGGTTTTGCTGGCGCCGGATATACAGCACCAAGTACAAATGCAGGGACAACAGGTAGTCGTTTTAATTTAGGATTAAATGAAGCCGCAATTGATGCGAAACATGTTGTACATTTAAGTTTGACAGAAGGTTTAGACCGTTATTGGCCTTTTGGACAAAGTATCTTAGAAAACGTTTTTAAAGTATACAAACAAAAAGAATTATTAGAAGATGCGATTCTTATCTATCGTATCAGTCGTGCTCCAGAACGCAGAGTTTTTAAAATTGACGTTGGTAACATGCCAAGTCATATGGCTATGGCATTTATTGACAGAGTTAAGAATGAGATTCACCAAAGACGTATTCCAAGTAGTCAAGGTGGACAATCAGTGTTAGATGCTACATACAATCCATTAAGTATTAACGAAGATTACTTCTTTCCTGTTACAGCAGATGGACGTGGTAGTGATGTCACTATGCTACAAGGTGGACAGAACTTGGGTGAGATTGATGACTTGCGTTATTTTAATAACAGACTAGCACGTGGATTGCGTGTTCCGAGTAGCTATTTACCAACAGGTCCAGAAGATAGTCCAACACCAATGAGTGACGGTCGTGTTGGTACTGCTATGATTCAAGAGTTTCGTTTCAATCAATATTGTGAACGTTTACAAAAGTATATTAGTCAAAAGCTAAATGATGAATTTAAGTTGTTCATGCGTTGGAGAGGATTTAATATTGACTCAAGTCTATTTGATATTAAATTCAACGCACCGCAAAACTTTGCAGCCTATCGTCAAAGTGAACTAGACACCGCACGTGTAACAGTATTTCAAGCAATGGAACAATTTCCATATATTAGCAAGCGATTTGCAATGCAACGTTTCTTAGGCTTAACTGAAGAAGAAATTGAAGAAAACAGTCGTTTATGGTTTGAAGAACGTGAAGAACCAGAAGATAGTGAAGCACAAGGTGGTGACTTACGTAGTATTGGTATTAGTCAAGGTGACATGGAAACTGATAGTGAAGCTATAGATAATATGTCAGATGAAAATGCCGGAATGAATCAAGAACCAGCTGAGTTAGGTGCAGCCGTTGCACCGCCTCAAGGTACACCACCGGGCGCTTCAGCACCGCCTCCCCCAATGTAAATGCATACTACCGCAATGCAAAGTGGTAAAGAGTTCTTTACTACATATTATAATTCATTCTCTGATAGAGTTAAAGTGGTTGAAATTGGGTCACAGAATGTTAACGGTAGCTTAAAAGAAGCATGTCCTGTTGAAGCAGAATATGTGGGATTGGATTTTCAAAAAGCAAACGGTGTAGATATTGTATTAACAGATGCATATTCTTTTCCGTTAGAAAATAATTCTGTAGATATAATTGTATCAAGTAGTTGTTTTGAACACAGTGAATTGTTTTGGTTATCATATTTAGAAATTATGAGAATATTAAAACCAAAAGGATTGTTTTACTTATGTGCTCCTACTGTAGGGGCAGTACATAAATACCCAGTTGATTGCTGGAGATTTTATCCAGATGCAGGTAAAGCATTAATTACCTGGGGTAAAAGAAACAATATCAATAATATCCTTTTAGAATCGTATGTTCAACAAGGTGGAGGTTGGGATGATTTTGTTGCAGTTTTTCTTAAAGACGAGACTTATAGCGACCAATTCCTACAACGTATTGTAGATACTAAGTCCAATATTGGACATAAATATAAAAAATAATAAATAGTTATATGAAACTTTTTGAAATGTATGACGCCCCGATTCAAGGTTACCAAGATCCTGGCCAGGACCAGAGTAAATGGAAATGGGGTGAAACTAGAAAAACAAAATTAACATTAAGACAGGTACGTAAATTACGTAAGATGCTTGATGTGCGTAATTTTGAAAAAGCAAAAAATCTTAAAAAAGTTCGTAAACAATATACTCCTATAGCACCAGAAACACCTGGTTTATAATCAATTTTGGTATATCTTTGCTAAAAACGCAAAAAATACTATCTTATTGTGCTGTTTTGGCACATACTCTATAAATAATTCTACACAAGCCATTTAACTCAGGAGAACCACATAATGGATAACAAAAAATTTGAAAAACTGATTGACTTAATTATCAATGAGAACGAGGATCAAGCCCGTGCATTATTTCACGATATCGTAGTTGAGAAAAGCCGCGAAATCTATGAATCAATGATGGACGAAGAAATGACAGACAGCCCAGTTGAAGGTTTACTAGATGAAATCTCTGCTGAAGAACAAGGCATGACCGAAGAAGAAGATGAATTTGCTGACATTGAAATGGATGACGGCGAAGGTGATATGGAAGTCGACCTAGACAGTGATGAAATGGGCGGCGAAGAAGAAGGTGATTTAGAAGACCGCGTAGTTGATTTAGAAGATAAACTAGACGAGTTGATGGCTGAATTCGAAGAACTCATGGGCAAAGAAGGCAGTGAAGAATATGACGACATGAACGGTGACGACATGGGCGATGAGATGATGGAAGCCAAAGAAGAAGATGACTTAGAAGAATCCGAAGAATCTGAAGAAGAAGATACTCTTGAAGAATCTACAAATCTAATCGCAGTTAAAAATCCAGTACACGGTGACAATGGCCAAAATGCTAAGTCTATCGTAAGCGGCGGTTCTAAAGTATCTGCTAACGGTGCAAAAGCTGTTAACTTCACAACAGGTGACGGCGGCAAAGGTGGTACACAAGGTGGTGTATTGAACCCAGCTACTAAAGACCTAAAAGGCGCAGGACAATTTAAAAATGCTCCAGGTAAAAACAACTTCTCTGAAAAAGGTGAAGCTGCACCAAAACCAACACATGGTGATAATGGTAGCAATGCAAAATCAATCACTAGTGAGTCACGCAAGATCACTAAGAAAATTGTTAAGTAAAGAATACCTAAGATAATGGCTTTGTATCTTA